CGGGAAGTCGTCGCCGGCGATCGAGGCATCCTAGGCAGCCAGCTTTCGGATCTCCGCGACCTTCTTCTCGATCGCGGCCTCCAGCGCGGCCCGGTCTACGCCGTATTTCGCGGCGTCCGCGAGGATCTTCGCGTAACCGAGGCGCAGGTCCGAGACGCGCGCCTCGACTCCCTCGGCGGTGATCTCGACGAGCGAGGACTCAAGCTCTAGCGTCGCCTGCTGGACGTCGGCCGCCGACTTGAGGCGCTCGTCCTCCCGCTCCTGCCGCTCGGCCGCGATCATTCGGTCCGCCTCAAGGAGCGACTCGGCGACGCGCTCTTCGAGGTCCAGACGCGCCTTCCCGTCCTCCTCGGCGATCTTCGCCCTCTTCCTGGCCTGCTCGGCGTCGAGCTTCACGCGCTCGCCGAGGTAGAACTCCTCGACGGCCTGAACATCCTCGCCCTTCTCCGTCGCCGCGCGCACCGCGATCGCGCGCTCGACGTCGAGCCGGCGCTGCTGCCCCGCGAAATCGTCCGGGCCCGTCGGCTCCGCCGCCGAGAGCTCGGCCCGGTCGCGGAAGTCGCGACGCGAGGACGCGAACGTGCGACGCGCCTCGTTCCGCGCCTGCTCCCGCTGCGCCTCGAAGCGGGCCGCCATCTCCGCGCGGGCCCGCTCCTCCTCCCCGCGCGTCATCGAGACGCCGGGGACGCGCCAGCGTCCGAAGAGGTTCGCCTGCCGCTCGTCCTCGTCGATCCCGGCGAGCCGCGTCGAGAGGGAGCTCCCGAGGTCCAGGCCGGAGAGGGCCGCGGCGCCGCGCGCCGCCTCGGTCTGCTCCATGAGCGCGCGGATCCCGGCGCCCCACGCGGCGGCGCGATCCTTCGCCTCCTTCTTCGCGACCTCGGCGCGCTTCCGCGCCTCGGCATCGACGAGCGTCGTCAGCGCCCGCTCTTGGTTCTGCACCGCGGCGTAGAACTCGCCGACCGAGGCCTCGGCGACCTTGAGCGCCGCCTCGCTCTTGTCGAAGTCGAAGAGCTCGCCGCGCGTCGCTCCCTGCTCCCGGTTCAGCCGCTCGCGCGCGTTGATCGCCCCGCCGAGGAGCGCCTTCGTCTGCTCGATGTTCCTCCGGAGCGCCTCGATCTGAGCCGTCGAGCCGCGCGCCTCCGCGGCGCGCGCCTGCTCGACCTCGCGGGCCGCGTCGGCGAAGGCCTTCGAGCGCTCGCGCATCGCGGCGCGCTGCGCGTTCAGGTCGCCGACGAGCTTCGTATTGCTCGCGCTCACGGCGTCGATCGACTTCGAGAAGGCGAACGCGATCGCGGTCAGCGTCAGGAGCGCGGCGCCGAGAGGGCCGGCGGCCATCGCCGCGCCGGTCAGGGAGGAGGCGAGCTCGCCGAGCGGGCCCGCGGCCTTGATCCCGCCCAGGATGTTGAGCGCCTTCGCGCTCGCCGCCATCGCCGGGCGGAAGTTCTCGTCGGCCGCCTTCGCCGCGCGGACGGTCGCGACGCGCGTCCCCTCCATCGACCGTTCGGCCGCGGTGCCGGCCGCGCCGAAATGCGTTTTCGCGTCCGACTCCATCCCCTCGGCGCCGCGCTTGAACTCCGTCCGCGCCTTCTGGAGACCGGCCGCCAGGCCGGCGAGCGGGACCTCGATCTCGACGCTCGCGGTTCCCAGAGTTCCGAGGTTATCGGCCACCGCGCATCTCCCGGACGATCGCGTCGTGCTCCTCGCGCCCGGTGCGCGCGACCTCGCGCTTCTCGTCTTCGCTCATCTTGGCACGATCGAAGCCGGCACACCACGCTTCGAGCGACGGGAGCCGGGCCCCGAGCGCGACACCGACGTACCACGAGGAGACGCGCGCGTCCCAGGAGCGGCGGAGGGCGAGCGCCTCGGCGGCCTCCGCGATCTGGACCGGCGTCGAGATCCAGAACTCATCCGAGGAGAGCCCGAGGGCGCGCGCGTTGACGACGAGCGCGCGCCAGTCGGTCAGGTCGTCGGGGCGACGATCGTCGGAGCCGTCGCCTCGGCGCCGTCGGCGACGGCCGCGCCTTTTCCCGACGGCGTCTCGATCGGCGGACCGAAGACGGCGACGAAGAAGGCCTCGCGGATCGGGTCGAAGTTGTGCACCACGCCGCCGTAGGGCTCGAAGAGCGTCGCGACTTCCTCGATCGTCCACGGGTCGCGACGGCCGGCGCGGAGCTTCTTCGCCTTCGCGTAGGCGCGCGCTCCTTCGAGTCCGGCGTAGGCGATCGCGAGACAGTCCCGGAAGCCGATCTCGGCGCGGCGCGCGCGGCCCGCGATCTCCGGCGTCGCCATCTGGAGCGCCTCTTCGACGCGGAAGAGCGCGTATTCATTGAACCGGACGACGACGAGGAGCTCGGGGAGCTCGGGACTCTTCTCGGACGGCGAGAGGACGACTTCCCGCTCGGCGCGCGGGTCCATGCTCAGGCGGCCGACCAGGCGCCATCGACGACGAACTCGGCGGCGACCGTCGCGGCCTCCTGATCCGGGAACGTCTCGGAGAGGCGCGTCACGACGGCGTCCGCGTACTCCACCGCGCTCCCGCTCTTCTTCCGCTGCACGCGAACCACGACGCCGGTCCGCATCGCCGTCTTGAGCGCGGCGAAGGCCGTGTCGCTCGTGACGAAGAGCGCGTCGCAAGTGACGCGGGTGCGGTAGCGGCCGGGCATGTGCCCCGCGTTCCGGCTGAGCTTCGAGCTCTTGTCGATCGCGTCCGTCGTCTCCTCGAAGGTCGCGTTGCGCTGCGAGCCGACGTCGGAGAAGACGTCCGGGCCCGTGGAGGTCCGGATCTGGACGAGGACGTCCGCACCGTTGATCTCGTTCGCCATCGAAGCTCCTCCTCAGACGCGCGGCGCGCGGTAGGCGCGCACGGTTACCGACGTGACTCCGGAGTACGAAAGCGCGACCTGCCCGGAAGTGTTGTTCCAGGCGCCGCGCGGGAAGGGACCGATGAGGCGCTCCTCGCCGGCGGGGACCGCGACGACGAGGCTCGACTTCGAGAACGCGCCGAAGCCCTCGATCGTGCGCGAGCCGTTCACGATCGCGGCCGTGACGTTGATCGAGCCGACGCCGGCGTTCTTGACGTGGACGAAGGCGTCGCCCTCGCCGTTCGGAAGGAGGTCGCCGCCGACGGCGGCCGCGACGAAGGAGGCCTCCGCATCGACGCCGGCCGAGTCGTCGAGCTTCGTCACCGTCAGGACCGCCATCAGACCGCCTCCTCCGCCGAGAGGATCAGTCGAAGGCCGACCGTCATCCCGACGACGTTCTCGCTCGTCGGCGCGAGAGTAGGCACTCCGGCTTCCGCGACAACGTTTTTCGCGCTCCCGAGCGCCAGCGGCCGGCGGTGGAGCGCGCGGCGGATCGCCCAGGCGACGGCCTCGACGGCGGCCGCGCTCTCCGGGTCGTCCGAGAAGATCCCGACGTCGAAGAAGACGTCGGTCCGGTTGTGCGACTTCCCCGCCAGGTTCCCGCCGCCGACCGGCCCTGCAACGTGGACGTAGGGGAAGACGGCGTCGGCCGGGACGAGGCCGCCCGTGAAGATCGCGGGCCCGTCGGCGTAGGTCGCGACGGCCGAGACGATCGAGCTCTCGCCCGAGAGCCGTTGCAGGAGCGCGGAGCGGACCTCCTCCATCCCGAAGAGGCTATGCGAAGGTCCCGTCGCCCCGGCGAGGTTTCGTGATCCGCTGCTCGATCGCGGCGCGGTTCTCCGAGAGCGTCGGCCGCAGGTACGGGCGGGGCTCCAGCCGGACGAAGCGCCGCCCGGCCTTGAGGTCGAAGAACATCCCGCGCTTCGTCTTCCACGAGTTCGACACGAAGCGGTAGCCGATGTGCTCGGCGACGTCCACGCTCCCCGTGAAGCCGCGTTCGAGCGCCTCGCCGTAGGCCTCCGCCGTCGAGCCCTTCCGGATGCCGAAGCGGCCGACGATCCGCCGCCCCGGCTCGACCACGACCTCGCTCCCGATCGACGCGCGAAGCTGACCGGTGACGCGCTTCGGCGGCTCGCCCGGGGCCGACGGGTTCCGTCCGGAGCGGTTCCCTCGGCTGACCTTCTGCTTTGCGATCCGCTCGCAGAAGAGCACGGCGGACTGGACGCCGACGACGAGGCGCGCCTCGACCTTCCGCTGGATCTCGTCCCCGTTCCATTCGACGGTAGCCATCGCGGGATGCTACCAGCGCGAGGGCGGAGGGGCGAGCGGATCGAGCGACGCGAGGGCGGCGCTCTCGCCGGCCTCCGTCAAGGCGAAGACGAACGACACGGGACCGATCGACGCCGGCTCGACGAAGCCGCGATCGACGAGCGCCGACGCGAGCCGCTTCGAGACGCGATCGCGGCCGCTCCACGCTTCCGAGTCCGTGGCGGGAGAGCACCAATCCCAGGCGAGGGCCCAGACTCCGCGCCGTCGCGAGAGGGTCAGCGTCGCGGGTTCGCTGCCGCGCGTGCCGCGCAGGAGGTCCCGGAGGACGCCGGCGCCGTCACGGCGGACGCGCCGGCTCACGGCTTCGTCTCGCCCGTCGTCGCCGTCAGGAGCGCCAGGACGAAGCCGGCGCCCTCCTCGTTCCTCTTCCGCGCCGAGACGACGCGGAGGATCTCGTTCGTCGCGAGCTCCGTCACTCGATCGCCCTGCCGGATGTCGGTCCCCGCCGGCGCGAAGAGGACGCGGTCGATCCGCTCGCTCAGGCGCTCGCCCTCGCGGACCTCGCGCGCGCCGGCGTCGTGGAGCGCGACCCAGAACGTCCCGATGTCCCGCGGCGCGCTGGTGAAGCCGCCGCGGCCGTC